ATTAATATAACAGCGATCTGGTNGGGTATAGGTACTGACCTCACACAATTCTGAAATTAAGTAATTGACTAAGTAAGTTAAGTGACCTCACACAATTCTGAAAAGTAAGTAGATAATAAGTGAATTAAGTGACCTCACGCAATTCTGAAAGTTAGGCAGTAAGTAAGTGAATTAAGTGTGCCATAGTTATCCTTCTCCTAAGTTAAGTAAGCAGAATAAATAAGTGTCTGTATACCGGCGCACTTACTTACTTACACACTTATTCACTTACTAAGTAAGCATTCTAAGCGTAAGGCGCTATTTACCGGCGCACTTACTTACCTACTTATTTACTTAGAAGGTTCCATTTCCTAGCGCCCTGCTCGACAATAGCACCCATGCGCTGTCGCCCCGGCCCCTGCCGCCGCGCTAAGTGAACTAAATAAGCACCCCGGTAGCCATTTTCCCTCGCCTTACCATCCATTCCCTCTTGCATTCTCCCCACTAATACCTTACTCTATACCTAACAAAAGGACACTCTTATGCTAACTCACAAAGTATCTAAAACCATAACCGCACAGGTGCCAAGATGGATTGCAAACAAGCCTTCCTCGAAAAGTTGCTGCCAGATAGCAAGATCGAAGTCTTGCCAACAGGCCATGCAAAGATAGACGGCGAACTTGCGTATGTCATCAGCCCAAAGAAGCGGCAACTCTCTATTAGGCATGAACTAATAGCGGAGCTTGCCGCTACTGGCATGAAACCCGCTGACATCGCAAGAATGGTCAAGACAAACCCAGGGGCAACAGACGGCGGCCACTATGGGCGACTCTTGCGTGACCCAAGAATAAAGGCTGCTGCTCAAGCACACTCAGCCGATGTAGTTGGCGAGGCAAAAGAGATACTGAAGTCAGCCGTGTTAGATGCCGCCACTAACATCAAGAACTCTGTCCTACAAGGGGATGTCAAGACTAGCCAGTATGTTCTCGGCGTCGCTGGTATCGGCGAAGCTAAGCACTCTGCTCCTTCTACTGTTAATGTCAATTTCGGTCAATGGCTTTCGAGCTTCACCGATACTAAGAACATGCACTCTGACGCCATTGACGTCACTCAGGCTAACTTAGTAACTAACGCCAGCGAGGTTGAGATAGAAGTAGAAGGGGAGAGACTTTGATGCCGAGTATTGACCTTAAAGACCCGTTTTTCACAGAGCATGGTTCCTTTGTGATTGCATTTCTCATACTAGTCATTGGCCTACTCTGGCAACGACTAGTCAAGCAGCACAAAGAAACCGAGGAACTCAAATCTGCTAGTTTCAGTGAGCTGGTAAAGTCACTTAACGCAGCTATCTTAGCACAAAAAGAATACTTCGAGTCACAAAATGAGAATCTCTCCGGGGCTATCGACAAGCTCACAGAAAACGTGGAAAGCCTAACAACTTCTATCGCAGCCTTGACGAAAGAATCTTTCTCGCAGATAGCCCATATTGACGCTAAGCTATCTGCCCTTCAAAGCGCACATGATGTAATAACGCGAAGAAGAAAGCTGGACTAATGGGCTACTCAATAGAACGCATAGAAGCAGATGAAGTCTTTCTTGTTCGTATCGGCCAGGAGCATACTAGCTACTTAGACAAATCTCCTTACTCGCTTAGTTTTATTGTCCAGCGGCATGGAGAATTTGCGCTAATCTCTGGCGCGAACAGCCACAAGCGAACAGAAATATTGCCAATCTTAAGTAGCCTCTGTGCTGAACTAAAAGCCAGAGGCATTCGCTTAGCCGAATGGGAACGGATTGAAGATGGCATATTAGTTGAATATTCTATGGAGTTATAATGCCATTTCCTACATCGCCAAGCCCAGCTGACTGGGGCCATTGCCCGAACAGCAAACTCCCAGACAACAAGTGCAAATACCGCGTTTCAAGATTTACTCACAAACACCAGTGTCAATTAGTAAGGTGCCCAAATGAAACTGATACTTACCATACTTATTAGCAGCCTGCTGTTTGGCTGCACATTCATCAAAGTGTCAGACTCCACTTGCCAAATCCATGCTGAACGAATAGTCACAACCAACGTGCCTGTTACCGCCAGCGACAATACTATCCCAGTGAGGTAACTATGACAACCGAAGAGCAAGCTTAGTTTTTTCGCTAACACTCAGCACCGGCGCTATCAACTCCTTCATCTTTAACTCAATAGTGATTGCCTAATGGACCAAGCACAGTACATACAGCGTTATCTTAACAACTACCCTCTTTGGATGGCCGAAGTAATGGGGGCAAAGGTGACTCCAGATCAACGCACCTTAGCCGAGGGTTTAGTTGAACAGCATTTTGTCTCCGCTAAGTCCGGAACAACTACGGGTAAAGCACAGCCACTTAGTGAACCTGTGCTTACTCCAGACGGTTTCAGGCTGATGGAGGCCATCAAAGAGGGTAGTTATGTTATTGACGCTGATGGATTACCAACAAAAGTTCTTGGGGTATACCCACAAGGTGAGCAAGAAATCTATGAAGTTCAATTTTCTGATGGCACTTCTACTAGATGTACGCTTGACCATCTATGGTTGACGCAGACTTTCAATGAGCGCAAGCACAAAGAAAAGCAAGTCTTTAGCATAAAGACTCTTGGGCAGATTAAGGCTACTCTGTGGCGTTACGATGGTCAGCGGAATCATGTGGTACCTAATAATGCCCCTGTGGAATTTGCTGCACGCGAGGTACGAGTAGACCCGTATGTATTTGGGGTACTCTTAGGCGATGGTTGCTTTCGTAATGATAATATGGCGCTGTCTACTGCTGACGAATTTATTCTGCAAGAAGTCAGCAGTAGACTACCATCGGATTGTGCTATTAAGCATATTTCCGCATATGACTACCGGCTTAATGGGTTTACTAAATATCTTCGTGGTTATGGCTGTCTGGATAAGTTATCCTGTGAGAAGTATATTCATGATGATTATAAGTATAACTCAGTAGCAGTTCGCTTAGAAGTAATTCGTGGTCTAATGGATGCTGATGGAACATTAGACTACCGCACAGGAGATAGCCCATACTTATGTACAACTTCTTCAAAGTTAGCAGATGATTTTGCATGGTTAGTTCGGTCAGTGGGTGGGTTTGCACAGATTAAAAAGAAAAAAACTGCCTATACGTATAAAGATGATTGGTTTGGGGGCAGACTGGCATATTATGTTTATATCGTTTTACCTTACGGAGCTAATCCATTCAAGCTTCCGAGAAAGGCTACTGTTTACCGCGTACCTAAAAAATACACAGGTAAAAAATTCATCACTAAGATTACTAGCGTAGGTGTGGAGCAATGCCAATGTATTGCAGTAGAATCAGCTAGTGAACTTTATCTTACAAAAGATTTCATTGTTACTCATAATACCACCTGTGCAGCGACCGTGGCTCTTTGGTTTTTGACAACTAGAGTGGAAGCTAAGATAGTATGTACTGCGCCTACTGGGCATCAGTTAGAAGACTTGCTGTTTGCTGAGATGGAAAGCTGGATTCGTCGGATTAAGTTCGGCCCGATGAAGAAAGCAATCAAAGTCATCAAGGACAAAATCTACATTGACGGCTTCCGTGATTGGTTTATCGTAGCTCGTACTATCCCAAAAGATGCAAAGGACAAACTAGGTGACGTTCTGGCTGGTTTCCACGCGCCTAGTCTGTTGTTTATTGTTGACGAAGCAAGTGGCGTACCGGACCCAGTGTTTGCTGGCATAGAAGGTTCGATGATTCAGAAAAACGTCTTCTGTTTGCTGGTTGGCAACCCGACTCGCGCCAATGGCTTTTTCTTTGACACGCACAATAAGAACAAAAAGAGCTGGTGTAATGTAACCTTGTCGTCGCTTAATTCGCCATTTGTAGATCAAGAATGGGTTGAGCGCATGAAAAACCTCTACGGGGAAGACTCTGATTGGTATCGCACTAAGGTTCTTGGCGAGTTTCCCCTTGGCACTGGCTCAGTTGTCGCTACTTATGACCAAATTGAGCTTGCGTTTAACCGGCATCTTGTGTTTGACAAATCCTCAATAGAGGGTACGCTAAAGGTAGCTGGACTTGACCCTGGGGCTGGTCACGGTGACTTATCTATCTTGACTCCGCGCCAAGGGCGGTATGTCCACAAGCCTTACAGAATTAAACACACTGACACGGTTGACTTAGTAAAGAAAGTAACTGATATTTGCTTGAATGAGTCAATCAGAGAACTGTATGTTGACTACATCGGGCTTGGTATTAGCATCTTTGACCATCTGCGGGTCAAGCAAGGCTTTAGGACTTACAAAGTAATCGCGAATGCTAGAGCAAATGACCCAGATGCTTACAGAAACGTCCGAGCGGAGTTGTATAAGCAATTATCTGATAACTTCGACGAACTAGCCCTGCCAGACGAAGACAGGTATGTTCAAGAACTGCCAGAGATTCCTTTTATCCCAGATAGTAGACCTCTGCAAGTTGTCGAGAAGAAGCAAATAAAGAACCGCTTAGGGTTTTCTCCAGACTACTCAGATAGCTTAATGCTTTCAACTTATCGTCACTTTGATCTTGGCCGAGAAGAATTTATCGGCAATCCCTACGAAGCGTTTATGCAGATAAACAGTAATCTAATAAAGGAGTCCAGCTTTGTTAGGATTTAATTCTAAAAAACAACCAACGCTTAAAGGTAGTGGGTTGCGTACAATCCGAGGGCAATTCTCTGTTGAGACTAACGCAGAAATTGAGCAGCGTCTTGCTGGTAATGCCTTTAAGCGCGAGTTCAAAAAGATGGCCGACACCGATGCCATCTGCGGAGCTGTCTTACTTGCGATTACCAAGATTTTCCAGTCGATTGAGTGGAAATGCGTGGATGATGACTCCGGGGTTTTGCAGAAGTCACTTGATAATGTAGGCTGGGTGACTAACCTGGAAGATATTCTGACGCATCTTATCTACGGGCATTCTGTCCAAGAGCTTACTCTCCAAGAGCAAGCTGGGGAAGT